ATTTAAATTGGTGGGGAGTAATGGAATCGAACCATTCATGAGCTTCCTCGGCGGATTTACAGTCCGCTGCCACACCTTGTAGCATACTCCCCTTAATTGGCAAAGGTGAACGGATTCGAACCGCTAAACTTAACTGGCATTACCGAGCCGTTTCGAATAAATAACTATATGAATACTTGTAAACACTGTAACATACAATTTAAACCAAAACGCTCTGGTAGCACCCAAGCACACTGTACTCGTGATTGCTACACAGCCAGTAAGCAGAAACCTCTAAACGCCTGCTTACAATGCGGAACAGAAACTAAAACAAAGTTTTGTAGTTCATCCTGTTCCGCATCGTACTCTAATACTAACACTCCTCGCAGAAAGAAAACTGATTCTCGCTGGAAAGACTGTCCTGCTTGTGGCAAACAACACTTGAACAAAGAATATTGTTCACTTGCTTGCCGACCTAAAGAAACTCACGAACACTATAGAGCCCGTATGAACGAAGCAAATGCTCGTTATATGGCTCGCCGTAAGTTCCAAACTCCTGCAGACGAAAACATCTCCGCTTTACAAGAGTTCTATGCAAACTGTCCTAAAGGATACGAAGTAGATCATATCCATCCCATTAGTAAGGGCGGCCTACATAGCTTGTCAAATATGCAGTATCTTCCTTGGAAGGAAAACAGACGCAAATCTAACAAATTGGCATAGATGCTCAGATTCGAACTGAGAGCTGGTGGTTTGGAATCACCCGTGTTGCCATTAACACTACACCTATATTCTGTGTTAGGTGTTACCATTAACACTACACCCCTAAACTTTTTTTATGACTACACTTACTTCGATCACCCATACGGGCCATCTATGTTCTGCAAAACTTCCTATTGCAGTAGGACGAAGTGCAGTCATAAAAAAAGCCCTTAACAACTAAATGCTAAGGGCTTACTTAAAATAACTTTTTCAAAAAGTCACATCAAGACAAACCCCTCCCTGTCGGTGGGTACCAATAAAATGATTGTTGTGCTGTCTTGTGCATTTTAATTCCTTTTGTTTCTTGTATAACTTACTATACTACAGTTATTTATCTTTGTCAACCTTTAAGTTAACTATTTAATTATGTTGCTGTTAGTGTTGCCGCGACAGTAACTACTGTCCCACTTGTATCAATGTTGTTTGGACCGACTGCTGTTACTGTACTAGTTGGATAGTTTGCCGCTTTACCAATAGTTCTAATACGTGCTTGTAAGTCTGCCGCTGTTACATTTGCATCACATACTACAGTTATTATACCTGTATTAGCGTTAGTAGTCATATACATTAAAGGATTAATTTCCTTAATAATTTGCTCTACTGTTTCATCTAATGCATCATCTTCTGCCCTTAGATCAACTACTGTAGCATTTGCAATTTTAACAATAATCTTAAATGCTGTTGCGCCTGTACCATATACTGTTGCGGCGACTGATAGTCCCGATCCGTTTACTCTAGCTATTCCTGCCATTTTAAATTCTCCTCATATAAGCTGTTTAACTTACTATATTTATAGTTTTTTTGGTATCCCGTAGGAGAATCGAACTCCTCTTAACGGCTTGAAAAGCCGTGGTCCTAACCGATAGACGAACGGGACAAAATTGTTACTCGTATGTTTCGCCAGTACTTCTAAAGAAGTTCTCGCTCCAAAACGCCTTGTCGTCGATCCAAACATCGTAGTGTTCTTTCTTGCCAACACTAAGTTCGTGATGCTTTGCACCCCATTCTACTAATTGATTGTTGGTTAGTGCATAATAGTCTACACCACTTACTGCACCTCTAGCTGTCATATATTTGATCTTATGACCTGCATCGTATAGTGCATTTACTTTAGCAATACGATCCATCATAGGTTGATGTAGTGCATAGTTCTTTGTGCCGTCTGGATTGAATATTTCATTACAAATAGTACCATCAATATCAATTACATATTTTAAACTAGCCATCGTATATTACCTTTGTTAAATTTAGGAGCAGTTAGTAAAGCATGCTCAGGCTTGTCGACTTTGATACCAGCTAAGGAATCGAACCTTACTACAACAACAAGTCAATGACGCCTGTGAAAGACTTGTGTATGCTAACCATAGACTGGCTTATATTTGGTGCCGGATGAGAGATTCGAACTCCCGTCTAAGCATTACAAGTGCTTTGCTAAACCAACTCAGCTAATCCGGCGTGTCTTTTACTTAGTCGATGTCTTTCGCCATCTTAAAGATAATGGTTTCTTCGCCTGTTGTTTGATTTACTAATGGAATATACGGTGTAGTAGTATCCGGACGTTGTGGTCCTACATAACTCCAAGTCATTCCGTCTTTAACGTTAGCGTCAACTGTTTTAAAAAACTCTGCATTTTCTGTTACAAACAACCCTGCAATTAAAAATAACCCTATAATCATATGTTACCTCCTGTATTAAGTCTGGAGCGGGTAAGGAGAATCGAACTCCTGTCTAAAGGTTGGAAACCTACCGTAATAACCACTATACGATACCCGCTAAATTAGTGTGTATGTGATAACGGATTCATAGCTTTTGGCTCCACCGCTTCTCACTAACGACCTACACAGCCGGCATACTTGCATCGATTCTTTTGTTGTGACTGCGACATCACTTCAATCATACGGAGCATAATAATCCGTACTAGTTAGGAGCAACCTAACATGTCAGTGGAGGAAGATGTGGGATTCGAACCCACGGAACGCTTTCGCGTTCAACTCCTTAGCAGGGAGCTCCGATCGACCGCTCTGGCAATCTTCCTGTATTCTTTATATGCTACTATTATAGCAAGTTATTTATGTTATGTCAATCGTTGTTTTCTAAATCTGGATCAACATTTACATTTCTATTTCTAGGTAATTCAACTTGAAGTGACTGTATCATCTCTTCTTGTAAATCACGTTGAGCAAACTCTCCTGCTTCAAGCCTCCGAAGCGCATCACCTGCGCTTGACGCTTGCCTAGTGCGTACTAGATACGTACACACTACGATGATTTCTGTTCTATTAATTCCACTAACCTGCATCGCCTGTTCAACATATACGCTCATTGTGCTACTTTCTGTTTTTTGTTTATAATACTATTATAGCACAACAGCATTAGATGTCAACTACTATTTTTGAAAATTGACTGTATACTTTTTACCTTCAGTACTAAATGTAACTGTACTGTGGCTATAGACTTCGCGCTGGCGTTCTTCGTAGCGTGTTTCAATTTGACATTGTCGCTGAACACTACCAGGTTTCTTGCTATTCTTATTAGCTACATCGGCACCTACAATAGCACCTAGTATAGTTGCGGCATCTTTACCTTTGCCACCACCAAATTGATTACCAATAACACCGCCGAGTAACGCTCCAAATACAGTATCACCTGTACTAGCTTGTCCGCGGATCTGTACATCTTTACACACTTCTACACTGTACGGCGTTTGCTCAATTACGTTTTTATAGTGGTCACGTACTGTCTCTGCATTTGCATTTGTTGCAAATAGTGCAACGATTCCTGCAACAATTAATTTATTATATTCCAATAGTTTACTCCTTCAATGAAAAAATATTTTCTAAAATGTTTACATTAGTTACACGATCATATCGGAAACTACGAAAGCCTTTTGCTTCAATAGCCCATACTGCACAGACCTTGTCCGATACTTCTCGAACTTTCTTTTGCGACAGTGGGTCGGCTTTCTTTGCTGGAGGAAGAAAACTTGTAATAAGTGTACAAGGCATCTTACGTTCGTCTCCGTCAAGTTTTAGGAATGTTATTTCCACTACTTCCTTGCGTAGCATTTCCATCAGTTCGCTCCGTGTTGGAATTCCCTTTAGTGCTGCCACTGTTTCGCTGACCGAAGATTCGATCGTAGCTGTTTCTGTTATAGAAACATTATTTGTATACTCTGAACCGGTATCAATTGTAATAGCAAGTTCACTATCAATTGCTTTCTGAGCTTTGTTATTAAACGTATCTAAATCATTCATCGTCTGCTCCTTTTGTTTCACTTCTAACCAACATACATCCAACCATTGGCTCATTAGCGTTTCACAACAACTTTGTCTGCTAGTCCGTGTTCTACTGCTTCTTCGGCAGTAAGGAATGTATCAAACTTCATTGTTTCAAATAGTTCGTCATATGTCTTACCAGCTGTGTTGTGACGCACATAAAGTTCTGTAAGACGTTTGTTTACTTTCATTGATTCATTAAATGCTCGTTGTGCATCTTCAAACTGTAGCTCTTGTACGTGTACACTACCTGAAGTGCCTCGTGTGCCTGAGCTTACTCTGTGAATCATTGTACGTGCTTCTGGCAATATATTACGCTTACCTGCTGTGCCTGCCATAGCTAGGAATGATCCCATACTACACGCTTGACCCATTACAATAGTACGCACATCACATTTGATGAACTGCATAGCATCGTAAATAGCAAGACCTGCTGTTACTGCACCGCCTGGACTGTTGATGTACAGATTAATCTCTTTGTCAGGACTAACACTTTCTAAGTATAGCAGTTGCGCTACAATAATATTAGCCATGTTGTCTTCTACTGGACCGTTAAGCATAATAATGCGGTCTTTCATTAAGCGACTGTAAATATCGTATGCACGTTCGCCGCTTGACTCTTTTTCAATTACTGTTGGGATTAGCATTTAAGCATTCCTTTGTTGTGGTTAATCTTTATATGTGTGTTCAACTGGTCCAGGTGTAGTAAACTCCATGCCTAACATGTTGCCTACGTAAATACGCCCGTTCCAGATCATTGGAATCTTGTTTGCTACCAAGTATGCATCTAGCCGTTCCTTGTGTCGAAAGTTACCAACTTCTGCTTCAGCAACTACATCGTTACGAGTGTTAGTTAACATACATACTTCTTCAAATCTGCTTCTTATCATTATAACCTTCTAATTTTAAGTTTAAAACAAAGTTCTCTACAGTTAGTTTAACACAAGTAGCCATTAATGTCAAGTACTTTTCTGCCATATCGTTATCAGTTACGTTGCCGAACTGTTCTAGCATGTGGTTTGACATTAATAGATATGCTTGTTCTTCCCGTATCGCAAGTTCGCCCCAGTCGATTGGATCAACTGACTCTGTGCTGTATGCAAGATCTGCAAGTTGGTTAACAGTAATTTGTTTTACGTTCATATTAATGTAAAGTTTCTCCCACGGCGTCTGGTGCGTTTGGATCTACACCCCAGTATTTCATTAAAACTGCGCTAATCTCAATTGGTACCAAACTGTCTTCTTGTCCAGTTGGTATCCATAGTCCTTTTAGCTCTCCCTTTTTAGATAGGATCAGACCGAAATCGTCATCTCCAATTGAGTCATCGAATGTTGTACTAAGTTTTTTAATTTCTCTTGATTTTGACATTGCTTTAACACCTTTTTTCTAATAGTTTTATAGATGCCCGGATTTATGTGCAGTACATGAGGCATCAGGTCGTGTCTTATGTAATTCCGAAGATGCGTAGTGTCTGCGTTACTCTCATCTTCTATGTAGTCAATGTTATTTAGTCGAGCCCACAGCCGAAGATCGCGCTTGCGATTTAATAAGAACGGTCGTATCACTCTATTGTTCCTAGAGTAGGGAACAATTTTACCTGTGCCATGCATACTGCTCATTAACCAAGTTTCTACACAATCGTCTAAATGGTGTGCGGTTACAATTTGCCTATTAGTGCAACGTTCTAACCAGTCGTATCGTATCCGTCTCCAATACTCCTCTTGGCTTTCTCTTTTGTGTTTAGATGGTGTTGTTTCAAATGCTGAAAAGTTATCTTTGCTACTTAAATAATTAGAAAGTAATCCAACGTTTCTTTCTTTAGCAAATGTTTCTAAAAATTCTAGTGCTCTTGCACCGTGTTCAGTTCCGTGGTGATAGTATAATAAAATTACATCATGGTTGCGACTTAAGAAATCATATGCAACCATGCTGTCTACTCCACCGGAGCATGCGAGATAAATTTCTCTCGGAAGTTTGCCTTGAAGTTTAATCACAGTTTATATAATTTGCAATAGTTAAGACGTGTTTCACAAACATCAAAGTTACGATTCTTGCCATGTGCTTTAACCTTGCCTTTGATACGCTTGCGTGATCCAATGTCGTGATCAAACTTATTCATAAAGCTAACTAAGTGACCATTAAGGTCTGCTACATAGTTAAAGCTCTCCCAGTCCTCACTCCAAAATTTACTAAGAAATTTAACAACACCTTCTACAGGATCTTTAACATTGCCAACGTTAGCACTATTGCGATACTCCATTCGCAACATTTTCTTAAACTTAGATTCTGCTACTTCACGTTTAACAAGCTCAGGTACATACGCAAGTAACCCTAGTTTATTAAATCCTATAGTTTCACTACTAAGAAGTTTAAATACATCCTGTTGGAACGCAGACAATGTATCACCGATAAGTCCTAGCGTATATCTTTTAAAGTGCTTTGTTGCAATATCAACTGCTTCGAAGTCTTCATCAATTGCTTTAAAGTTTACAAAGTCAGGATCTGTGTATTTGCCAAAGTGCTGTTTGACCATGTCTTTATTAGCATGTATTGTAGGATTACCTTCAGTGCTAAATCGCTGTGTGTGCTTAACATAGCTTCCGTTAATACGCTGTGCCGCAAAGCATATTGCTAGTGCCTCTTGCAATGCAAATTGTTGCTGGTATGTTTTAACTTTAGCCATGTTACTGCTCCTTAGTATGTTTAGATTTTATGAGGATTCAAACGAGGTAGAACACCAGTTTTGTTTTGGATTCTAGTGAGATAAGCCTTTTCCATCTGTTTATGATAGGTAGTGAATGTTTTATAAGTCTCACCATAGAGCACACTTAATACACCCAAAATATCACAGCGTTTAGCCCAAATACTAACATTACCCTTGAGAGCTTCTTCGTGTAAGGTTGAACGAATTCTAACATCAGTATCAGTTTTTTGCCAGTTTGCATCAAATGTGTTACCAAATCCTGCCAAGCGTCCCATTCTATTAGTGGTGTTGATTACGGGCTGATCGTTTCTTTGTTTTTTAATGCCCAGTTGTAATCCAGTTTCACCGATCTTAACAATCTCTTCGCCAGCTACTACTGCATAGACCCAACTGGTATGGTTTTCATACAAACTGGATGATTGATCTACTAATTCCCATTTGCCGTTATCTGGATTTGCTCGAACGTCAGCTACCTTACTGAAGCCATCTTGTACATATGTATTGATATTTAATAATTTTGCTAAGACTGACATTTGCAATACCCCTTGCAGTTGTTTGTTTATCTTATAACCAGTATACTACACATCCGCGCTCTTGTCAACCATATTAGTCTATCATAGTCCACTTTAAGTGGCCAAGTTCTTCTTGTTCTGCCCATTGAATAAACAAGCCACACTCACGACCGTGTGCTTCAATTTCACTAGGCTTATCCCAATAAGGAATAGATTCCTCATTTGTTTGTGTGAGTTCGCCGAGTTCGTATTGTTTAACATGCACCATTTCGTGTGCTAGTGTAGAAAGCATATCACGCAACTTCAGTGTACGCTTAATGTCTACATCGTATTCGTTATCTTCTAGTTGTGTGCAGTAACCATAGCTAGTGTCATTGCTCATCCTTCGGAAATTAATCTCTATAGTAGGAGTGATATTGAATTTGTTACACACGTAAGATGCAATACTAAATGCATACTTACGTTGAGTATTACTGCCGCCGTTAACTGTAATCATGTGCAATCCGCCATTCTCTGTTTATAAACTATTATAACACAGATTGCACAGTTGTCAAGTTTCTTCGGGCTGTATTACTATACTAGTACCATCTTCTTCTTTTTTAGTAATAACAATAGTTCCTTGGTCGCCTGTTTGAATACGTAATGTATCTCCAACTTTCCATCCTTGCTTTTCAAGTATCTCGGGAGGAATTGTCATTAACGTGTCTTCTGGGTTTTCTGGGTCGTCTTCAAAAACATCTTCGTATTTGTATGTATGTGTTGTCATGTTATTTCCAAATTGGTCCTTGTATCCATCCTACTAAACTGTGACGCTCTCCGGATGTTACTGGTGTTACTCTATGCCATAGATAACTAGGAAAGAACACAATGTCTCCCTTTTGTAGTTCTATTGTTTTGACTCGTTCTGGGTTACCAGGACTGCCGCACTCGATATCTAGATTGCCGCCTTCAAAATCATCATTAAGTAATAATGTAAAACTAAGTTTCCTACAATTTTCATTATCTTCATCGTCAATTATCTGATCAACATGCCAGTCGTATTTTTCACCAACGCCGTAATGAGTGTATTGTAACGGTTCTAAAACTTCTGCTTCAAAGTTCCATTTAGCTCGCTTACTTGCATCCATTGCTACATCAAACAACTTTTGAAAGATTGCTATGTTTTCATCACCTTCAGGCAGTATCCAACTAGTTTTACTAACACGGTGATTGTGCGGGTCATTAGAAGTCGAGCCTGCTTCTTCTAAAGGCGGTGCTGCCTTGTAGATGTCTTCAACTAAGTCTAACAGCGGCTGTTCGCTGTAGTGCATATATGCTTGTTTTCTAACTGTCATTTGATTCTGTAATGTCCTTCTTTTGTTTGAGCTTTGGGTGTAGTGTTTTATCACCAGCAATACTTGCGGCTAACGATTGTATTTGTTCTACCAATGATGTCACATATTGTTCGTTATAATTACTCTTAGTATATTTTTCTCTATGTGCTTGCATTGCTAGGTCTCTCATTGCTGTTACTCTTTTTAGTAAGTCATCAATTGTATGTAACATTAAAACTCCATATCTGCCGCTACAACGTAACGGTTGTTGTGAGACTGTAAGACACCCGGGCGGTGCCAAGTTTTTCCAGGCATGATCATCCAATGACCAGTGTCCCATCCTGCAAAGTATTTACCGTCACCTTCAGGACCGTTTGGTGCAACTTCTGTTCCGGCTGTTTTAAGATTTACTGCATCATCTGGTAATTGCAAATAGTACACACCGCTTAATACTGTTGAGTTTGGTCTTAGATGCTGATGCCAATAACTGTCACGGTCTTCTTTAGTGTTAAGTGAAGTTTTGTAACCCCAGCTCTTAACACCTTTAATTTGTACTTCGCGTTGCATGTAAGCAAAGCAACTCCAAATAAAGCTCATTTTAAGATTTATCCAATGTTCAGTTGGCTCTGCAAATATATTAATGTTTGTCTGGAAGGGAGGACTATTATCCCAATAGTCGCCGTTTGCAACTATTTTGTCTATATCAATTACTAATTGCTTTCGTGCAGTACTGTTAACAAGTGCATTCCAGTCATAATAGTCGTGTGGTGCAAACATAAAATAGGATTCCTCTTAGTTACTAGTATACTGCATTATACTAACAATGTCAAGTACTTTTCTTTGCTGGTTTTGCTTTTTTTACTGCGTTGATATTACTTCCAACGGCGACTGTTGCACCCTTGCCCGCTTGTTTTTTTGCAGTTTCTCTAACTCTAGCTTTTAATGCGTTTTCGTCATAGGTTCTATCCTGACGTCCGATGTCTGCGGCAAATATAGTTTCAGTTGTTGTTTTATTATATCCCCATTTGTCTTGAGGTTTTGTATCTGATGAATGTACCTTAGGTTTCTGCGGCATTGTAAGCATCTTAACTAACTTTTCAGCAGTAGCTTCTCCACATTCAGGACAAGCAGGGGAGTGCTTTCCCATTCCTAATAGTTCGTCATATAGTTCACTGCATGTTTGGCAGTGCCATGAATAAATTGGCATGTTTTTACTTCTCCGGTTACATACTTAATTATCTTAATACATAATAGCATAGTATCATTCCGGCTGTCATGAAAAAGCTGAGAAGTTTCCTCCCCAGCTGTTAGTAAGTTTAATTAGCTAGAGGATTATCTAATGCTCTCTGTAATCTTAAATTTAACCTATCTTCAAGTTCTTTTAATTTTCTTGTAATTTCATCACGTATTTCGTCGTTGCTACGATTACTATTATTTCGCAAGTCTTCTGCTTTTTCATTGTAATCATTTTGTAACCTGTCACGCTTGATTTCAAAACGTTGTTCAGCTAAGTCTATTAGTTCTCTAACGTCAGCTTCTACGCCTTTAACATCATCTTCTACACTATCTACAATCTTTTCAACTCGCATAACATCATCACGTAGACCATTTTTAATATCCTTTGAATATTGTAATGCTTCGTCAACTTGTAATAATGCACCATCTATTCTTGTTTCTAACAGTGCTACACTTTTATCAATACCAGATAGATCGGGTGCTTGATAGCGTTCTATTTTAGCTTTCATATTTCTATAATCGTTATAGAATTCAAAGCCTCCCCAGGCAGCTCCGCCTAAGGTACTTAGTACTGTTAATACTAAAAATAGTTTGCCGCCGGTGAATTTAACTCCGCCCACTTCTACTGTTGTTTTTTCACTCATCTTTTAATCTCCTTGTCTGGTTTCTCGTTTGGTATTTCCACGGTGTTTTCCATTTTGGCCTTGCGTACTCCTGCACACATTTGTCTTACTTCTGCGAACTCAGGGCCTAGTTCTAAATCTTTATACCTAGCACACATTTTTAACATTTCGAGCTGTTGTCTTAACAGTTCGTTCTGTAGCATAGTTTTTCTATACTTCTTTGTACATGTTCCACCTAATGAAATTCGTAATCTAATACCAACTCTAAAGTTTTCACTGTCCCTGCTTGAATTATAATTATTGCTGGAACTACTAGGATAGTTATTACCGCTAGTGTCGTCACCTCTATTAATTTCAGCATATGGTTCTAGTGTAACAGGATCACAATGCTGTCCACCCTGTAGGTATTCATTTGCCGCTTGTGCTGGCTTAACCCAAAATGCTATTGCCATAACTGTTAGTAGTAGTGCTCCAGTTAATACATTCCTATCCATTTTAATATCCTCCGTTAAGTTTACGTTCCATCTCTTTTATGGAGTAAGTAAATTCACGCATGCTGTCTGATGTGTTGCGAACTAGTTCTTCTAACGCACTTAATTCAGCCATACTTGCTGTCTTGAAAGATCCATCTCTTAATACATTAATTTTTGCATTAAGGTCAGCAATTACTTTAGCAAAGTCAGTCATTTCAATAAGAAGTTCTTCCCTTCCTGTTTTTAATCTTTCATCATTGTTGTTTACACGAATGTTCAGTTTATCTATTTCTGCTGATATTCTATCATTTAGGTTTGCCTGCACATTGGCAATTTCACTGTTAACTTTATCGTGGTTGCTCTTTTGGTTCATAGTTAATGTTATTATTGTTTTCTCATTATCTTCTATTGTATTTTGAAGTCCGTTTACATAACTAAGACCTCCATACAGTGACGCAACTACTGCTGCCACTACTGGCACACCTGCCGCATATTTCATTATACTCATTTGTCTCTCCTTATTTGTATTGCATGTCGACCATTGCTTCATGCTTTATTTGACTTGCTAGGCCGTTTAATAACCCTCTTTTATTTTCAGGCACTTTGCTTGCATTGTATATACTGTCACTTCCATAAAAATCTCCAGCTACTTGGACTTGTCCTCCGTAGGTAGTAAACCCTGGTAAGAAGTTAATTAGCGCACTTATTTGTGCTTGGATTGCCGCTTGTTCTTTTAAACTAGTAGCGGTTGCCATATCCTTTGCTAAACTTACTAACTTGTTTTTAATAATTTCTTTCATCTTCTTTTTCTTTGCAACGGCTTTTTGTTCAGCTGTCATCTTTGTTGGCTTAACTACTTTCTTGGCAACGGCGGTAGTTCCTTCAGTATCATCACCGGCTTCGCCATCTGTTCCTTTGTCTGGGGATCCATCACTTTCATCATCTGATCCGTCTTTATCCACTGACTGTTCCACATCACTACTGGGCTCTTCTTCTGCCTCTTCTTTATCATCAGTTACCTCTTCTTCCTTGACTGCCTCTTCAACTACTTCTATTTCTTCTATTTCTTCAACTACTTCTACTTCTTCTACTGCTAGTTCGTCTTCAATAAGTTCGCTCATTGTTTCTACTTCTACTTCCATTTCAATTTCAATAACATTAGCATCTAGCTGTGCCATTTCCATCTCAACTTCTGCTTCAATTGATTCAACTAGTATCTCTAACTCAACTAACTCAGCTTTTTGTTCAACTTGGGCTATACTAGCAAGTGGAGCAATAACTGGCCCTGCTACTTCAAAGCTATTAAACGACTCAACTATTACTGGAGTATCAAATGCTGTTTCAACTGCAATTTCAATTGGTACTATTTCTTCAACTACTTCCATTACTGGTGCTTCGACTACTTCCATTTCTATTATAACTACTACCGGTGTATCATTAATAATTGAATCTATAACTGCATCACCTGTTATTGAAACCTCTGTAATAGATTCAGCACTAATAATGTCAGCTGTATTGTCTGCAATATCTTCTGCTGTTGTAGTGCCGTCATCTACATCAGGAGTTGCATCATCAATTACTACTGCTACTGTGTATCCCGGACACCCTGGATTATATAATGCATTAATACTACACTGATTATCAAAGTATGCAATTTCGTAGTTGGGACAAGTTGTATCGTATAACCCGCTTGCTGTACATTGCTGACTAAAGTATGCCGCGGCATAACCTGGGCAAGTACTGTCGTATAACGCACTAATGCCACACTGCTGATTAAAGTATGCTGTTGCGTAACCAGGGCACTGACTGTCATACAGCGTGTTTAAGCTACATTGTTGATTCAAATATGCTGTTGCATACCCAGGACAAGTACTGTCGTATAACGCACTAATGCCACACTGTTGATTAAAGTATGCTGTAGCATACCCAGGACAAGTGCTGTCGTATAACGCACTAGCTGTACATTGTTGATTAAAGTATGCTGTTGCATAACCCGGGCATCCTGAATCGTATAATGCACTTGCTGAGCATTGTTGGTCGTAATAAGCTGAGGCATATCCCGGACAACCACTGTCGTATAATGCACTTGCTGAACATTGTTGGTTGTAATATGCTGTAGCATATCCTGGACACCCACTATCGTATAATGGGTCACTACTACATTGCTGATTGTATTGTGCTGTTGCATAGCCGGGACATCCACTGTCATATAATGCACTTGCTGAACATTGTTGGTTATAGTGTGCATTTGCATAACCTGAACATCCACTATCGTATAATGGATCAGCTGAACATTGTTGATTAAAGTATGCTGTTGCATAACCTGAACATCCACTATCGTATAATGCATTTGCATTACATTGATTGTTATATTCATTAGATGCGTATGCTTCTGAGTAACCTGGACAACTAGTACTATGTAGCGGAGTATTTGTGCAAATATCTGTAGAAACTATAATGTCGCCGACCATGTTTTTAACTTTAGGGCCGTAATTTCCTGCCCAGAAACCAGCATCATACCCTTGAAGAAGAATATCAACAGTACTGATCTCAGTACCTGGAGTTGATTGAGTAGTGCCTATCCAACTTAATATTTGTGTTGAAATCCAGTCGTCAGTAACTGCTTGACCGTAATCAAATGTCTGTTCGTAAACATGAGTTCCATCTGCAGACTTAGCTGTTATTGATAAAGTTAATGGATCAATACATACGCCATTAACTTTTTCAACTAGACAATTACCGTTAATAGTATTAGTTTGATTATTGCGATAATCAAACGTAGTTCGATATCCGTCTATCTTAAGACCAGATCCTGCTAGTGCTTGTGTTATTGCATGTTGTATTGCCCAAGATCCTGGATTGTGTTTAAAGCGGACAAAGCCATTATGTCCATTGCCGACTTCTGTACTAGCACCAGTTGTAGTGCCGCCAGTTAATCCACTTTGTACATTTACGGTTGATTGCGAATGTGTGTCGCTGGCACAGCCCGTTCCAGTGATAAAGTTTGTAGTACCATCAGTACTACAATTACTAGATGTTAATGTTTCGGCGTAGGCGTTATTAGAGCAGGAGTAACAAAAGACCAACACTAAGAGCGCCGTAGCCAGCACCTTTAAGTACGTCATTTCCCTTTTTCTCCTTCTCAATGTTTGCAGGTTGCTTATCTGGGTTTGCATCCCACTTAGCTTGTGCTTCAACACCAATGGAGCCTCTAAACGGGCAAGGAGTACCTGCCATTTCCATTGCGTTATACACTCTATCATCCTGACACATCATACTAACAGCGGCGACTTTCATCCCCATATCGTATAGTGTTTTGGATAGCTTTAGCATTTCACAGTTCATGTCTCGTACAGTCGCGCCGGTAGACAAACCTATAATTTGTGTCTGAACTGCACCACTTACGCCTACAGTACATAGGTCGCTATTACTAGCATTAATACCAGGACTAATGGCACTTGGAGGTGGGCTTTTAACAGTTGTAGTTGATGTACCGTTTGATGTAACGGTTGAGTTACTTGTTGAATCAGTTACAATTGGATCAGCATATGCTGTTCCTGCTACACCCAGCGTTATTACTGTGAGTAGTAGTAATGTCATGGTTTTCCGTAACATTCTGTCTCCTTTTGGACTATAAGTTTCTGTGAAATGTACCGTACTACTATTTATCACATCGACCGTCAAAATTCCAACACCAGAGTAGTGAACGGGTGTGTAAAAGAGTAGAGTTTTGTTACAGCGATTGTAAATATTATTGTAAACGTTCCCTCACGCTGGCTACAATAATATTTAACTAATATTTTATAAAGTTATGTAGGTACTTAACTTACTATTCCGTTGTTTAAGGATAGCTGTGCCCATTGCTCGCGTCCTGCGCCAGCTTGTGTAGGTATTATTGATATGCCAAAACCGTCTGGTGAAGCCGCATGCCCGGAATTTTTAAACGTTAGTAGATCAGTTTCGTTTCGCATCATTGATGTTTTCTTAGTAGCAACTCCCATTACTAATAGTGCATTAAACTTGTCTCTGTTTCTGTACCATAAAAAGTTTTGCACTAAGTATGTTTCTAAAATTGCATTTACGTCTTCTGATGTTGCTATCTTGTCAGCAATCTTGTCAGCGTAATTATCCATATCCATCGAGATCAAGGCCTTCATAAGATTTCTACGATCTGATTGATTTTCTTGTGGTGTAGCTTCTGGATTCGATACACCTGCTCCTGCAATTGGCATGTCTATATTAAGAGCAGTCATAAAAGCCTTAATTCCTAGACTACCGCCGGCATTCTTTTTAAGTGTTTCTAGTACTGTTGGAATTCTGTTGCGATAAGTTTCAAGTACTTGTGTTTTTGCTTTTTGTGATCCGCCACCGTAGCCAATACGTCCGCCACTTTTGCTCATAGCCGCTTTAAGTTCAACTTTGCCAATGCCTTCAATTTCTAAATCACCTTCGCCAGACGCAAGTTTAATTTTATTGCTTAACACTGCTAGTGCATACTCACCTGGGCCTTTTTGCTTTTTTCCTACACCGTAACCAGCTAGGGCATTAAATGCTTGTGAGCCTGCCGCATCGCCAAATACTGATTGGAAAGTGTTAAGTGGTTTTGAAAGCTCTGCTATATTAACAACGCCTCCTTTTGATTCCATGCGCTTAATAAAAGTTGACAGTGTTTTATAATCAGTTTCAACACTAGCAATAATACGTGCTACTTCTTGTCTAACTTTGTCACCTTCGCCTTTACTCCATTGAGTTTCGTCACCCATCGACTGAGCAAACGCTGTGTCAATGTTAGTACCAATTTGACCTTTGTTAATAATTTTATAAATTCTATCAAGAATCTCTGCTTGTTCAGGAGAGTCAGCTGAATAGCCTGAAATCTTAGCAATGATATCTTTTTTCTCTTTATTAAGGTCTGTGTATTCTGTTAACTTAAACTCTTGGTAGCGCATGTATTATAACTCCTGATAATGTATTTATACGATTTTAGGAAACAACATGTCTGTGCAGAACTTGTCTACGTCTGCTTCGTCTAGTCCTAACGATTTCATTGTGCGAGGAGTGTGTGGATTCTTTTGCTGGTTTTCACAGTAGTAATTCTGTGCGCCGATAACCATATCGCTATTCCCACTGCCAGTAAATTCGCCTATCTCATCAAAGTATGCACGTAGGTTATCTTGTGCTAGTTCTATAATAGCAACTGCTTCGTCAATGTCACTTACATTGCCTGCGGCAAGCATCTTATCTGTAAAGATGTTAGTTGCCCACTCAGGTAGTACACGTTGCTTGCTTGGAATAAATTCTGCTACTGCTTCCTTATAGCCTGCAATCATAGGATTGTCGTGATCACTACTAGGACTAAAGTCGTGAAATGCACCTGTCATTTTGTTCTTGCCTGCAATAACATCAAAGCCGTATATTGGGCCATCATTTTGTATTACAGGAAATACACATACATGCATCATCCACAAGCCTTTTGACTCACGTGCATCTACAACATCAATGTGTGCTCTGCGTACATCATCATTACGCCAAACACGGTTAACCCATGTGTCGCTGTTAAAGTGTGCAAGACCTGGCTCGTCATATTCTGTTGCCTTTTCATCAAAGATACTAATTATTTCTTTTTGGCATTCAATTAGCCTATCCCAAATAACGCTCACGCTTCTTCTTCCTTGGATAGCTGTTGAAACATCTTAGTTGCAAAGTCAAAGCATACTTTTGCTTCGTCTGCCATACTGTCATTTAACTTGTCTCTAATTCTTTCTTTAAGCTCGTCTATGCTTTGATGAAAGTCAAACATTGTACCTTTGCCTGGTACACGAGTTCTAATCATTTGTCCACCACTTAGGTCTCCCATGTGGCGCACATATACATGTGCCATAATTTTATCTTTGTCTGTCATAATAGATCTAATATAAGTTACATACTCTTGTACAACAGGCAATACTTCTGGATGTATTTCTTCTGGATGCGGCCATAGTTCTTTATAGTCGGCCATTATCTTTTGAGAGCGTCTAATACTAGGAATGTCATTAAACAACCCATGCATCATTGCAATTGATTCTAATACATCATACATCGGAAACTGGTTGTAAAGAAACGTAGCATAACGCTCGTCACTTATTTGTGTCTTCTTATTAAACATTTCTTTAACAAAGGTCTGACGTTCTGCATTCTTGTGATGCTCCCACGTTAGTTCTTTTAAGTTACTCATACTATATTAGTCCTCTTCTAATTTTATCTGTAGCGGAAAGCCGTTATTACGACTGCGTGTCATTGCCTCGACACTCTTCTGTTCAGCTATCTCATAACTATATATGCCGGCTACGCCAGAACCTTCGCCATGAATGGTTAGCATAATCTTTTCAGCTGATGCAATACTGTGCTTAAACGTTTCTGTAAGCAATCCTATAACCCACTCCATCGGAGTTGAATCATCATTAACCATAACAACTTTATACTTACTAGGCGGCTGGTGTGTGACGATGATTTTTTCGTCTAATTCAATATCGACGTCTGTACTCATTTTCTTCTCCGTTAATTAAAGGGGGAGCAGTTACACTCCCCCAGACACTTATTTGCCTTTAGTTTCGATTACATTATCGCCTGCTGTAACAATCTTAATTGTCTTAGGCTTTAATGCATCTGGTACTTCACGCTTTAGGTGTACATTAAGCATACCTAGTTCAAGTGTAGCACCTTCTACTTCAACGTGGTCAGCAAGTGTAAACTCTCTACGGAAGTTGCGTCCGCCGATTCCTTTGTGTAGGTAGTTTACTTCTTCGTCCCCTTTTGGAGCAGTCCCTTCGATCTTTAATTGATCGCCATCTTTTGTGACGTCAAGATCTTCCATGCCAAAGCCAGCCACAGCGACTGAGATGATAAACTCGTCTTCGTTAACTTGTGCGATGTTGTATGGAGGGTAACCGTTTCCGTTTGGACTATTTGCAAATTGTGTATTCATTTGTTCAAATAGTCGATCAAAGCCAATAGTAGCTCTGTGGAATTGTGGTAGGTCTAGAGTTGTGATTCTTGTCATTTTGTTTTCTCCTTATAATAAGCAAGATCTAAAGTTGTAACCCTTTCGGCGTTACAAGTTTATTTATGCATATGAATGAGACAACACTGAATATTTTGACATAGCTGCCATATTCAATCTTATCTCTAATCTACGCTTTGGTATAAACAGATACGTCCTGCCAAGTGTTTCATCAATAAATGGCACATCAATACTGCGTGTTCCCCTAAACTTCATTTCTGCAAGTAAATTGGGGTTGTTGCATTGTACTACTTTCAACAAGCAATACCAAACTTGTTTAAGGGTTTTGTCACGTACACATGCTAGTACATGTAGATTTTTATTCTTTTGAGTCTTTTCAACAAACGGTTCTATGAACATTTCTTTTAGTGAAGAAAAGTCGCCTTGCTTAAACAAGCCAACAGCATGATCATTCTTCTCTTTAATGTTTTGTAGAATACTAGCTTCAGTAGTAAGTCCAGTCATTTTTGAACAACTAATACCTTTAACATCAATGTCAAGGTTAGGTGCAGACACATCAATAACATTTTTGCCTGCTCCTACCCACGACGCTCCATCAATACTATCAGCCACCGCATATTCCCATGCTTCTTTAGCAAGGATAACATCTCTACCATTATTAAGATACGGCTTATAATAAGCCCGCATTTGATCAGCAAATTTGGCACTAAAGTCCGGGCCAAGTAATTCGTCATGTTGGGAAATTGGTACTGGTTCGTATTTAATCATTTTGCATATACCGCATTAAACTGTTGAGTAACACGCACAAAGGTTGTGCATTTACTAAGTTGTTTTAGTTTCATTGCTCCGGCATATGTGCATGTGCTACGTATGCCACCTAATAGATCCTGTATCGTGTCGTTTACTGCTCCGCGATACGGAACAAGTACTTCACGTCCTTCACTCGAACGATAATCTTTAAGTCCACCAAAATGTTTTGTGTTTGCCGCATCACTTGACATACCGTAGAACTGCACAAACTCTTTTGTTTCAATTTTACGTGTATGATTATCTAGGTGCGAGCCAAGTTGATAAACTATCTCATTTGTTTCATAATGTTTAACAATAGTTTCACCGCCACCTTCATCGTGCCCGGCAAGCATACCGCCAAGCATTACAAAGTCTGCCCCGCCAGCGAAAGCCTTAGCCACATCACCAGGACAAGTACAGCCGCCATCAGCGATAATATGTCCACCAAGTCCATGCGCCGCATCTGCGCACTCAATGACTGCACTAAGTTGTGGATATCCGACTCCTGTTTGGATTCGTGTTGTACATACGCTTCCTGGTCCGATTCCAACTTTAACAATGTCTGCTCCTGCAAGTATCAACTCCTCTGTCATTTCTCCGGTAACTACGTTACCTGCTATAATTACAATATTTGGAAATGCATCACGCACTCTTTTAACATGGTGTGCAAAGTGTTCTGAATAACCATTTGCAATATCTATACACACATACTTCAGCAAGTCACCAACTGCGCCTATAACAGCGGATAGTTTGGCAAAGTCTTCCTTGCCTGTACCAATGCTCATTGCTATATATTTAGAACGTTGTAGTGGTCCACCTTGGAATGGGTTATCAAAGAACTCAATTAGCTCTTCTAAACTGTATGTCTTAACCAAACAAGTAAAAATGTTTTGTTTAGCAAGTGTATCTGCCATTTCAAATGTACCAACGCCGTCCATGTTACTTGCCATAATAGGAACACCGCGATAGTGTTCTTCAACATATGGGCCTGCTGGATAACCGTCAGGTAAGACATCTGTTGCTACACAGGGCGTATAGTTGCGGAAAGTAAACTTACGTTCTAACTTTACTTCTTTACGTGAGCCTAGTGTGCTTCGCTTAGGACGTATAAGAACGTCCTTATAATCTAATTTAACATCCTGGTCAATTCTCATTATCTAACTCCGTAATTAAATGACATACTTACTCGTTCGCCTTGGCTTCTACTACCTTGTACACTGTGCTTTAACCACCCAGGAAAAATTAATAGCTTTCCTACTTCAGGTGCGTATGTTGCTTTCTGTGACGTAAAGTTATTATATGTTTCCATCTCTGGCATATAATAACTGCTTTCATCATCTCTATAAAATTCAAGGTCGCCGCAGTTGTCGTCAGGTACATTTAAGTAAAGTACTCCGCTTAATACAGAATCTTGATGATTGTGAGCAGTGTTGTAGTCGCCATAACCGTTAACACTAAACCAAGTGTTGTACAATTTTAAAGGCGGTAGTCCTGCTTGTTGACAACATGCTTTAATTGTTTGATCTAACTCAATTAACAATTCAACATGCTCTGGAGGCAAGACTGTGTTTTCACTTTGCCAACCTCCATAGTTGCTTACGCTAGTACCTTTGGTGTTATCTTTTAGTGTTAGTGCATACTGTGTAACTGCATTTAAATTTACAGTCATTTGTTTGTACCAAACCAATGTAGGGAACCAAATGTCCGCCTTTAACTCTGACATACTTAACTACCGCCGTTTAATACAGTTTTGGACCATTGCCTAGTTCTGAGGCTTTAGCTTGTTTCTTCTTCCATCGTGCAACACCTGCGGCTTTAGCCTTAGCACGTTTCTCGCTTGGCTTTACGTAATGAGTACGCTCACGCAATTCTTGTAACAAGCCCGACTCTTGGACCTTCTTCTTAAATTTGCGTAGTGCAAAGTTAATATCATTGTTACGTACTTCAACGGAAAGTCCTTGCGGTTGTGGCTTAGGGCCGTTGTTAGTTCTGTTATCAGTTCTTCTCAAAATTACCTCCTACGGTATTAGATAGCTCATCCAAATTATATATTCTGTTTAAGCTAAGTTTATTATACAACAGATCATCCCCATTTGTCAACCAGTAAGTGTTACTATAGCTAACAAAATAAGAATTAAGATCATGTATTCTGGGTGGAGTGTTGTCTACACACAATATTACAGTATCGGCCATCTTGTGCATACTCAGTAGCCAATCTACGTCCTGCTCCCAATCGGCAGGTTCGTATACATAAATGTTAATAGCAGTATCCCAACTTGCTATTACATTTTGTAATTCGTTTTTAATAAATTCAGTTGGATAAATTAAAAGAAAGTTATATGCTTTATTAAATAATTTATCAGGGGGAGTAATTACAGATATCTTATCCACAGGTACCTCTACTTGTCGTTAAGTTTGTTAAAGATTGTGCCTTCGTTTTGTTCTGCATTTTGTTGATACCCTTCAGGCTCAATTAGTTGGGTTAAGTCAGGTTTGATTCTAACTTGTTCACCTTCTTCGTTTTGTTTAATATACGCTTTTGGCTCTTCCCAAGGAAGAACGTCTATTGTACCCTTTATATATCTGTTCTTTTCCATCTTAAGAGTTAGATTTGGGTTTGCGTCTTTCCATGCATGTTTTGCTGTTTTGAATTCTTCAGTAGTGTCTTTAGCATCGTACTCATCTTTACGTGCTTGTTCCTCAGCGGACAATTCTTCCAAGTTTGATACGTCCGGTGATTCTACTTTTTTTTTAGGTTCTTCTGCAAGCTCTGTTAGTGCGTCATATACAGTTTCTGTATCTGGTTTGCCAAAATCTAATTCTAGTTGTTCATTGGCAACTGCCCACTCATCTAAGAATTCATCCCTTTCAGTTGGGCCTACTCTTCCAGTATCATCGCTAAACTCTTTGTCTATTGTTTCTTGATCCACGTCTTCAAACTTAGGCTCATCAGGTTCATAATCATCTTTAGTGTTTATTGGGCCTGGGTTGTCAACTATCTTTTGCATCCTTGCGCGGTTATTGCTTATGCCTTTGTTCTTTCGAGCAAAGTCAAATGTGTACTGACTAGCAATTAATAGCAATACTGCTAGTGGATCAAACACAAAGATAATAATTATAATTACCCATGTAACTGCTTTCTCCAGCATATTCTTATCTGCTTGTTCGCCATAAACAAACTCAGCAATGTACTTAATTGGTCCTACTTCTGCTTCTAGTTGACGATACTCGCCTTCTAGTTCATACTTCTGGTCTGTAAGTGTTTCTATTTCTGCATTAGCTGTTTTAATACGCTCGCCTTGTTCATCAACCGCCGCATCAATTTCAACTGTTTTATCTGTCTTGCCTACCTGTGCCCGTAAACGATTAATTAACTTATTAGACTCTGCAATTTGATTGTCTGCTTTGTCACGTAGCTTTGAAATTGCTTTTCGTGCATCAATAATAGTAGCAGACTGTGCGGCGTCTTGTATCTTTTGTATCCATTCGTTACGTTCTAATTTCTTAGAGTCTGTCCATGCAGTAAATGCGGCGGCTGTCTTAGGTCCGTATGCGCCATCTGCTTTAGAACCAATCATTCCCTGTGCTTTTTTAATTTCACCTGCATCTATATAGCGTTGTAACCTAGCAATACTTGCATCAATATTGTCAAGTTCACCTTGGAAGAGAGTAGTTACGTTTGCAATGATTAAATTTTGTTCTGTAATAGCAGGCTGGATACGGTCGTATGCTGTGTCAATACGTTCTTGTTCTTTGTCAATTTGTTCTTGTATGATGCTGTCATTACTAGTGCCACTAGACTGCAATGCTACAATCTTAGTTTCTGCACGAACAACAAGCTCTTGTTGTCTTGTAATCTCAGTTGTAATACGTTCTACTTGTGCAACACTTTCTACACCTGCACTAGTTTGTTCAATGTGTGCTTTGCTTAGGTATCCAAAGATACCCATGCTTGTAATAAACATAAGGATAAGAACTGCTAGTGCTAGGTAATATTTTAACCACCAAGCCGCTTGTTGCCAATATCGATGTAACCATACTGCTGTTACTAACTTAGCCAATTCAAGTGTTGTTCCCATAATCATAATGGGTATAGCGGCCGCGGCAAAAATTGCTACTAGTCCTGCTACTGAATAGTATATTGCTACCGCACTAATAGCTAGGGCAGTAATCATTGTGAGTATCGCTAAAAACATTGTATAGTATTTACCGGGTTGTTCGTTCATAGATATATTACCTGTTAATTATAAAACGCCATCCATCATGCCCTGCTTCTTTACATGCAGTTTCATCAAAATTACGTTGTTTGTTATCTACAACAACCGTACTATAAAGGACTTTACAAAACCCACTACCTTGTGGATATCCGTGTACTGCCTTTACGCCGCCCATTGCATTTGCTTCGTACCACTGGTGTAATACACCGTACTCGCTTTCAAGTGCAGAGTATACTGCCATTGTTTGTTTTTGTTTTTGTTGTGGGTTTAAACTATAGTGCCTATCTTGAATAAAATTGTATGCCAAAGATACTGATGAATTTACGTTAGCATATGGTCCACTAACTGCACCTTGTATTGAAGAAGTTTGGTAAGGCGTTGCGCCACATGCAACCAAACTACCTAAAGTTGCCATTAACGTTAAGAATTTCCCAACTGCCATCAAGTTTTTCACATCGAACTCCTCTTTGATTGTATGCTCTGCCATTTCTAGTTTCTGTAAAGAAAAATTCTCTACATGCTTTATCAATTCCTGCACGTTGAGTTGCCGCTTGTTGCCCAGGTCGATCAGTACACTGCAATATAGTATTACTAGCCACTTCTTCATTGTTGCGTTTAGTAATTGTCTGATCAGTATAACAGTAGGGTGTTTGATATACAACTGTTTCGTTGCTCGCGCACCCTACTAAGGCAACTGCGCATATAATTGCAATTAGCCTTTTCATGTTACTGTCCTGTTGCTACTTGTGTCTGTGTTGTAACTAATGAATCAAACACTGCTTTAGGCATCCGTAATTTTACAAACGTGTAATGGTTGCCTGCGTAGATATATGTACCACGTTCTTCCTCTAAGTGTTGTGTAACTCGTGTATCACTCACTTTATAAGAAATTTCTGTAGAAGTATTTTTAATATCGTTTACAATGCTAATTTTAGTTTCGCTGTTAACACGACCGTTAATACGTTTTGCAAAATTATTCATTGCAATCGCATACATTTGCTCTTCAGCGGCTTGCTGGTAACGACTTTCGCCCGCGCCACATGCGTATGCATACTCTTCTTTCCACCAAAACCAACCTTCAGTTCCTGCTTGAGCGCAACTTGCATACCATTTAGGTTGTGCATAGCTATCGCGTTCTGTAATTTCTACTGTTGAGCTACATGCTCCTAGAGTTGCTAAAGCCGCAACTAGTGTAGCTGTTTTAATAATGCCTTTCATAAACTTCTCCTGTGCCTGTGTGTGTTTTAGTTAAGTTACTCCATATAGTATAACAGCAAATTACTCTGCTGTCAACCTTTTATGGCCATCTGTAAAATATATGCATACCAATACTACCAACAAGATCTAATTCTGGTGCCCATTTTGGAGACACATAGTCTGCATGGTAGTGAGTTGCTCCTTCAGTAATGCCACGATACTTGTCATGCACGACCATCATATAAGCAATTGTTTGTGCTCGTCTCCAAGAGTCGCCGTCAGCTACTGCGTCAGCACGACCGTCACAGTACCAGCTAAACTGGCACATGTTTCGAATTGGATAATAAACACGTTCTGAATCTTGCATTTCATCATATTGGCTTGTCTTCCAACTTTCTTTCATCTTTGCTTGCATTACAACATCACAAATTGTCTCAGGATAGCGTGTGTCTTTAACTCGATTAAGAGTTACATCAGCAACAGCAAATTGCCCTGCTAATGATTCAGCTCGCGCTTCGTGATAGATGTTCATCGCCAAACAATAAAGTTGTGGCTGGTTTGTAGCTGTAAATAGTTCGTATTGTTCTGTTTGTTTTAGATTAGTTGCTTGTGCCGACTGCACAGTAGCACCCATGACTATAACTAGCCCTGTTAATAGTGTAAGTAATTTCATTTTATTTTGCCCCGTTAAGTATTTAAAGTTTATTTTATCAAAGTTATCTACTCATACTATTATTATAGCACTGGACTAATATATTGTCAACCGTTATCTACGCATACGTGCAATTTCAATTGCTTCGTGCTTGTTGTCTTCAAAGATAGGAACCATGTTACTTTTATGCATCGTTGCAATTCCAAGTAGTTTACGTTCTCCTGTGTACTGCATTGTCTCTTTCTTTGTTGCAATACCAATACCAGAATCTATACTAGGATAATGTTTTGTTTCGCGTTGAAATGCAGGTGATACTTTAAGTTCTTTAAATGCTGTCTTAGTTTTAGGTTTCCACATACCACGTACATACAAATCATAATCTTCTAAGGACATCATTTGATCATGTGCGTGTATACGCTTCATGTTCTTATTATATTCGCGATGTTGTTGTTCGAACCTAATTTGTTGTAATTTAGTTCGTTTAGATTGCTTGCGCTTTTTAGTGGATGTTGTTGTTAGTCCTTGCGCTAATGACATAGTCATGAAAAAACCCCCGCTCACTTATTAATTTATATAACAAGTATAGCAGGAGGTCTTTAGTTTGTCAACCGAGTTTGGTTTACATTATGCTGGTGTTTTTACTGGAATTTTAATACCGGTAGTTTTATGATATGCCCATGTGCAACCTTCTGGAAGAGGTCGACCAAAGGTTACTTTATTTGGTTTTGGATCTGCCCACTGGTGTGTGCCTGGTAATGTTTCATGAATTGGTTGTGACATTTTAGTTTCCTTGTACTTCGTTAATTTGTTCTTGAGTAACAATTCCTTGCTCTACAAGTATAGCTCTGTTAGCTATATGTTGTTCTTGTATTAACTCTTTGTTTTGAGCACTGTATACAACACCGTTATGGCTTTGTAAAATGCTATCAACTAAGCTAATTTGTTGCGAAGCTCTGTCGCTTACGTTGCCATCTTCGCCGACTAAAAGAAAGTCGCCTAAGATACGTCCGAACTTGCCTTTTGAATCGTATTTTTTAGTAGCTAGTTGTTGCATTGATCCTACTGGCAGAGCCGCTTCAACAAATGCTTTTGCCGCATATCCGAATAACTTTTCTACTTTATCACTTGTTCGCGATTCAGGTGTATCAACACCCATCAAACGCACACGCTCATCATTTAACCAAACGCCGAAGCCTAGGTCAATGTTTATGTCAACAGTATCGCCGTCAACTACTCTTACTATTTCACATCTATATTCATACATATCTGCTCCTTTATCCGCTAAATGTACCTATTAAAATTGGGCCAAACAAACTGCCCGCCCATGCTAGTGCAACAATAGTCACTACTCCGTATACTAACCATTTAATTTTAAAATCGTCTACGACCATCTTTAAACCTATTAGCTCGTTACCTAATACACGTACCGAAACTTCCAGTTTGCCTACTTCGTCTTTAACTTCTGCCACATTAACCTCCTATGTTCTTATTAAGTATTTAGTCATAAAAAAAGGCCGCTGTTAAAAAGCGACCTTTTTAAATTTAATTTAGAATTTAACAGTAATACCCATGTTTAATTCTCTGTCTTCCATTGTGTCAAAGTTTACTGAACGATCTTCAACAATCGCTAAGTTAATTGACATAGTTGTATTAACATTAAAGTTAGTACCATACTCTAAGTATGTGTCAGTACGATTAAAATCTGCCCAATCTGTACTGTTAGATTGTACATCTACGCCCATTTCAGCATAAGGAGTAAGTACTCCTATTACTTTACTGACACCAACATAAGGTGTTGCAGTAAGCGTCTTGTTAGCCATACTGTCGCCCCATTTGTATGCAATTCCGCCACCTGCGTATACGTCAATCGGTCCAGCTGGTAAAGTTGCTTCTTTGCCGGCTCTGGCTTTCCAGTCATCTGATGCGCCATTACGTAAATAGGTAATTGATCCGTCTACTAGACCTAAATCTCTAGAGATCGCATATTCTTGTGATCCAGTTTCAGGTGCTTTGACCGACAGCGTAAACTTTTCAGATACGGCTGTCATTGACAGAACAGTGTTATCATAATTGTCAGCCAATGCCGAAGTTGAAAGTCCGGCCGCTAAGACCGAAGCAATTAGTAAGTTTCTCATTTGTTATGTTTTCCTTGTAGTTAAAGCTAAGAGAAAGTCTCATAGCGTCATATTTAGCAGAAAGTATTAACTTTCTGATAGTTCTGAATCAGTCGTTGCGCTTACTCCTAAACATATCCCAAAACATCCAACACAATGCACTAACTTGCATTAGTATTACGCCGATGCCTACTCCGAGGAAAAAACTAAAGCCTACTTTGATTAACAGTTCCATTAGTAATCCTCTTTGTTGTTTGTTTCCTTAATACAGTTATAGCATGAAAAAGGAAAGTACGCAAGAGTGCAAAAGTATAGAAGTATGCTAATTAGTCGGGGTATGATAAAAGAAAAGCACCCGAAGGTGCCTTTCTCTTGCTATGTTTGGTAACAAGGCCTAACTACCTCGTAACAGCCTAGGCTGCTAATGCTATATTTGCGTTTGCAATTATAAGTTTTCTTCGCGTTAACCCAGCTTAGATCGGGGTAACTCCACTCGCCTATTAATCCGCCTGTCGATCCTTGTTCAGCCCCATCAACTATACACTTATTAAATGTACACTTGGTGGAGCTGCCGGGTACTGCCCCCGGGTCCAGCTCGTCGTTTAGCTTGTTTCAACGTTACATACTATTTATAACATGTTTACGCTACTTTGTCAACCTTTTCCTTTAAAGGGTTAGAAGGATCTACGTCTAAGTACTTTGCCCACTCTGCATAGAAGTGACGCATGCCAACTTCATCATGTATAGTGTTGTTTTCATGTCTGCCATGTAGTATGCTTCTCTTCTCAGTGCCAGGAGCCATAGCTACGCCTTGTCCGGTAACAGCCAACAAGTCTTCGTGCAAGTTACGTCCGAACGGTCCCCATATTGTATTGTGATCATTTATACGTTGTTCGCGTTCTTCCGGAGTATCACTTAACAAACCGTATCCACGGAACTCAATTAATACACTGTCTGGACCTAGTGGAGTAATACTATCTGTACGGTAAGCACTGCCTCGTAGGTTAAAGTTGTAGCCTGGAAACAAGTCTACCATGTACCACTGGTTGGGCGGAACTCCTGGAAAGGTTAATGCTCCACGGTCTGCGGCTCCTTCAAACTTGTCATACTGCACTTCGAAGCTACCAACGTTAACGTGTCCGTTGTCAAAGCCTGTACATGCACGAGCAAAGTACTCATCAGTGAATCCAGTTATTCTATTAAAGTAATGTAAATAGTCGTGATAGAACTCACTGTTAGTGTCATGCCATAACTTATAGTTTGTAGGAATGATTGCTTTATGGTAATGGAATACTTCTAGTTCTTCTGTGTCAATTGCTGTAGCAATACAATCAAATGCACCGTCTGTCCATTGCTCTACGTCCATGGTTGGGTTATCGTTTAGTGTTGTCCATACCATGCCGCCATATTTTACTTCGCTGTGTAACTCTCTAGATTCAATTTTATAGTCTGGATCAACTGTACCAGCTACTCCCTTGAGTCCAGGATTGATATAGCATCCAATACGATCACCGTGATTGATTATAACTATGTTTCGAAATGCAATTTGAGATGTTCGATAGTCTCCTGGATTCTTTATTTCACTCTTGTGAATGATAGGGATCCAAACTTTAGAAAATATCTTTTCGATTTCTTGTTTGTAAATTTCATGACTACTGTAGCACTCGCTACTTATGTATTCGACTGTTGGTTCTGCTAACCAATCTTTGTGGTTTCTTGCACCCATTACACTTTCTCCTTTACAATGTATTTAATATATAATAACACGTAAAATGAAGAAAGTCTAATTGAATGATCCTATGAGCTAATAGACAATGTGTTAACCTTTTTTTGCAGTTTTTTCTGCTTTAGTTAACTTATTGTTCCAGGTGTTGTTACTAATGCCAAGTTCACTAGGCATATCTTTTGTTTTGCCAATAATTACTTCGCCACCCTTTGCAAGGAACTGTGCTACTAAGTCTTCTGTTTCTTTATCTTTTTTATTTGGGCTGTGATTCATTGACATTTATATGTTCCTTTTGTGTACTACAGTTGTAGCATATTTACATAAACATGTCAAGTTCTTTTTCTACAGTCTCTTTTGTTTCTTTTTCTTCAGGACGGATAGGTTCTAGCCATGTGTCAGCAATGTATGCTTTAGGACTTGGACCCATCTGTATTGTAATGTCGTCTCCACCGATCCACCAATAGTGGTCTGTAACTAAGCAAGTACAAGTAAACCCCATAAATTCAAAGGTTTCATTTTCTTGGAACTTACCTATGTACTCAACTACTTTTACAACTCGTCCAATATTCTCTGGACGCACTGAGTAGATAATTTTAGCATAGTCGCCTTGTTTACACTTCATGATACAAATGCCTTCTCTTGTACATAGGTTGCTGATTGTTTGGTACTACCTTCTACAAAGCTAAGGCTTTCTAAACGTGCTTTCATTTCTTCGTTAAATCCCATCGAACCGCACAACATAACTCTGTCATCAGTTGGATTAACTCCGTACCACAAATCCTCATTGTCAATGAAGTGTGTAATGCGTCCGCGTCTTATATAATCTTCTTGTGTTACTGTTGGAATATATTCAATTGGTAAGTCTTCTAGCATTGCGTTGTATGCCTGTAGTTCTGCTACTTGCCTTACTGTCCAACAAAGTGTTATCTTATCGTAGATATCATATATCTCTGGATCTCTAAGCAAACTAATAAAAGGAGCAATACCTGTTCCTGTTGCCATCAACCAAAGATGTCCGCCAAGTGTTACGTTAGCTAGTGTAAGTGTGCCAGTTGGCTTTTCGCCTACTTCTAGTTCATCACCTACTTGAATGTGCTGTAGCTTACTTGTTAGTGGACCATCTTGTACTTTGATACTATAGAATTCTAAATAGTCATCGTAAGGACCACTTGCAATTGAATATGCTCTTAGTATCGGTTTGTTCTTTTGAAGCTTCTCTGAAAAATGATCTAACCCAATCATTACAAACTCGCCTGCGGCAAATCTGTATGTGCGTGGTCGTTCTGTTCTAATCCGAAATAGCTTGTCTGTATAATGTTCTACTTCAATTACTTTTAGTTTCATACTACCACCAGCCTAATGTTCTGCCATTACCTGTAATAATCATACAACATGTTAGTACATGAAGTATGATCCAAAAAGAGCGAAAAGCCAGAGCCTTCTTTACATCGCGTTGTGATATAGGAAGAAACTCTGGCTTATCATTGTCTGTAAGACCAACGGGCATACCAACGGTTCTTGCCCATGTTGTGAGCCAGCGCCGTTGCCCGCTCATTTACATGCCGTTCTTTTTATCTTGGATTTCTGCTCTGCGACCTTTAGTCAATTTACCTAAATCACCAAGTGCTTTACGTGCTCGTGCCGCGGCCGCTTTCACGCTCTTATCTTCCCAGCTATCATGTTCTGTTAGATAGTTGTTAAATGCTTGTACGATTTCTTCATGAATACTCATATTTTACTTCTCCTATTGTTGTTAGTAATATAATTATAACACCTTCCTGGTGTTCTGTCAACCTGCATTTACATCAGGGCTGCCAGATGATGATGTATTAGGAACCCAACTTCCGTGGCCTCCAGTAGCATCACCTTTCCTGTGAACAGGTTTACCATTCACTTTTACAGTACCACTTCCTGCTGTTGCAGGGTCTCCACAACTAGTAGTGTCGTCCACTCGAACAACCTTTGCACCGTTTACATTTACATCAGGTGACCCTGTTGCATATGCTGTTTGGTGAAACGGATTAGGTGTTGGACTTGCGTGTCCAGCGTGTTTGTCTAATCCTACTCTAGTTATTTCGGGCATCTGTTATTCCTTTATACCAATGCTATACCGGATGTCTGTTTAGTATACTGCTTGCTAATTTCACTTTCGGTCTTAGCCATGCAAAGCACAGAATTAGCTTGCAATACAAACTTACCATCGGGTGATACGCTGAACATGAAAGGAGCAAGTCCTAGTCCTTGTTCTTGCATAATTAATACCATTGGCTTTTTAACTGTGTATGACGTTGCAGTTTCAGAATCTAAGCGTCCGATAATTTCTTCACCTGAGCTTAGTTTAAAACTTACATTGTCGCCTACTTTGTAGGGTATTTCAATAATCATTATAGTGAGTGTCCTGTTCCGTTATAGTTAGTGTTTTCTAAATATTCTCCTAGCTTATCGTAGCCGCCGATGTTAGTACTCCATACTTTAATTTGAGGAAATGTTCTTGCTCCTGGAAATGATTCCAGCACTTGTTCACGAGTAAAGTCTGTACCTAATTGTTTATAGGTATACTTTAACTTTCTTTGTTCACATAGTGCCTTTGCCATGTCACAAAACGGACAAGCTGGCTTTCCCCAAATTTCGATCATAAACTAAATCCTTTAAGTGTTTCAGTACTTACATCTTGTTTAATGCCGCCTACAATGTAGGAAGAATTTTCAGTTTCTTGTGGAGCAACTTGCAAGCCTGAACTTGACAACCAATGTGTAGTCCACGGAAGCGGATTAGTATTAACTGGTTGATCAAATATAGCAGTTAGGTTAAGTGCTTTCAACCTACGATTTGCAATGTACTCTACATATTGATTAAGCAATGTAGTGTTAAGACCAATCATCGATCCGTCTTTGAACAAATACTCCGCCCAATCTTTTTCTTCTTCAACACATTCGCGCCACAAGTCATATACATCTTCTTCGCAGTCCTTAGCAATGCCGGCCATTTCTGGATCGTCTTTGCCTTGTGCCCAAAGTTTCAATACGTGTGTTGATAACGCTAGGTGCTGTGCCTCATCGCGAGCAATAAGACTAATAATCTTAGCACTACCTTCCATTAGCTTTAATTCTCCAAAGCCAAATGTGCAAGCAAAACTTACATAAAAACGCAAGCCTTCTAAGATATTTACTGTCATCATTGCCATGTACAACTTACGCTTTACATCAGCCATGCTACCTTCACCTCGGTGATTGTATGCATCAGCGGCTTGAGTAAACGCATCGTAGTGCTTAGTAACACTAGTTGCACGAGCAATAATCTTGTCATCGTCTAGAATAGTGTCAAACACTTCTGCTGGGTCAGCATACACATTCTTCATAATATGTGTGTAGCTACGTGAGTGAATTGTTTCAAAGAAGTCCCAAGTAACAATACACCCTTCTAGTTCAGGAAGTGACACATGCGGCAAAAATGCTAGGCATGGACCACGTCCTTGGACACTATCGAGTAGTGTTTGATATTTTAAATTAGCAGTAAAGATATGCTTTTGCTCTGGGCGGAAGTTAGCAAAGTCTGCACGATCTTTCTGCAAACTTACTTCTTCTGGTCGCCAAAAGTAACCAAGCATTGTTTGATTGAGTTTATCAAACACAGGAAACCTAAACGTATCATAACGTTGTGTGTTCATGTCTGCTCCGAAGAACATGTCCTGCTTTGTGAAATCTACTATTTCCTGATTAAATACTGTCTTAGCCATGTGTGTCTTTCCTTATTATATAACTTAGTATACGCTGTCTCAGCGTGTCCGTCAACCTTTAAATTGCGCAACTATCGCAAAATTCATCGTACTCATCGTCAGTACCTGAAAATTCTGATCGTTGTAATGCTGGTAATGCTGTGTCATCTGGTAGTTCATTTGGGTCTACTTTGTAATCATATGTGTTCTGATAGTAACTTGTCTTCCAACCCATCTTATAAGTTGTTAGTAAGTCCTGCATCATTACACTCATTGGTACTTCGTTGTCTGGAAACTGTGTAGGATTGTATGACCAGTTACCACTAATGCCTTGATCAAAGAACTTTTGCATTACTGCAACGATATTGATGTAGCCTTCGTTACTAGGCATATCCCATAGCAATGTGTAGTGATTCTTTAGAGTCTGAAACTGTGGAACAATCTGCTTAAGAGGCCCTTTTTTGGATAATTTAGTGGACAAGTATCCCCTAGGTGGTTCAATTCCGTTTGTGGCATTTGACACAACGGACGAGCTCTCTGAAGGCATTTGTGCTGACAAAGTGCTGTGCCTGAGTCCGTGCTCGGTGATATCATTCCGTAAAGTATCCCAATCATAATTTAACTTGTGCTCCACAATAGTATCAACATCTTTCTTATAAGTGTCTATAGGAAGTATGCCATCACTGTATTTAGTGCGATCAAAGTAATCACATGGACCACGCTCTTGTGCAAGTTTATTGCTTGCTTTGAGCAAGTAGTACTGGAATGCTTCACTCAAGTCGTGTACTAATTGCCATGCTTGCTTGTCTGCATACATTACTTTATTCTTTGCAAGGAAGTGTGCTAGGCCAATGTAGCCTATACCTAAACTACGTCTTGCTTTAGTTGACTTCTCAGCAGCCGCTATTGGATAGTTTTGATAGTCAATAATTTCTTCTAGCGCACGTACTGCTAGTTCACATAGTTCTTCTAAGTCACTTACGTCTTTAATAAGTCCTACATTAATAGCACTAAGGATACACAATGCAATTTCGCCTTCTTCGTCATCAATGTGATTAAGTGGCTTAGTTGGCAATGTAATCTCTTGACATAAGTTGCTCATGTACACTTTGTCTTTGAACGAGCTGTGTGTATTTGCATGGTCGACATTCATAATATAAATGCGCCCTGTCTCTGCACGTTCTTTAATTAACGCACTAAACAAATCCATTGCTGATACTTTAGTTTTCTTAATGCTTGTAGCACGTTCATACTTCTCGTATAGTTCTTCAAATAGTGCTGGGTCGCCAAAGTATGCTTCATACAACCCAGGTACTTCGTGTGGCGAGAATAGAGTTATGTCACCGCCAGATAACAACCGTTCATACATAGTTTTGTTTAACTGTATGCTGTAGTCTAGTTTGCGTACACGGTTGTCTTCGGTGCCCTTGTTGTTCTTTAGAACAAGGATGTCTTGAATCTCTTGATGCCACAACGGAAAATGTGTAGTAGCACTGCCGCCTCGCACACCATTTTGTGTACAACAACGAACTGTTGCTTCAAACTTCTTCATAAACGGGACAATACCTGTGTGTGCTACTTCGCCACCACGTATCTTAGCGTTTACACCACGAATTCGTCCTGCGTTAATGCCAATGCCTGCTCTTTGAGCAGTGTAGCGGCCAATAGCCATATCACTTGCAAAGATACTATCAAGTGTATCATCTGCATCAACAAGCACACAACTTGCAAACTGACGAACTGGAGTACGCACCCCTGCCATAACTGGAGTTGGAATATTAATTTTAAATAATGATGTTGCATCGTAATAACGTCTTACGTACTGCATACGTGTTTCTTTAGGATACTGTGCAAACAATGTTGCCGCAACCATCATGTACATAATTTGTGGAGTTTCAAAAATAGCTCCAGTTGAACGATCCTGTACTAGATACTTGTCTACTACTTGACGTAGTCCTGCGTATGTAAAGTTTTCATCGCGCTTGTGCCGCATGTAACTATTAAGTTGATCTAGTTCATCTACAGAATAATCAGTTAGAACAGTCGGATCATATAATCCACGTTCAATGTTTTTCTTAATCATTTCAATTAGTGTGATTGGAGCGTATTCGCCAAACACTGCTTTGTTAGTTGTATAAGATAGTAACCGCGCCGCGGCATACTGGTAATTGGGTGTTTCTAAGTTGATTAGATCGTTTGCTGATCTAATTAATACTTCTTGTATTTCGTTTGTACTCATTCCGTCATAAAATTGTAAATTAGCATTCATCTCAATTTGTGAACTGCTAACCCCTGCTAGACCTTCACATGCTTCTGCGACTACAACATGAATTTTATCAATGTTTAGTCTTTCTTGCGTACCATTACGCTTTACAACCATAATTCCGTTTGACATCTATTTTTTCTCCTATTCGTGTGTTTGTTGCTGATATTTATTGTCGCGCTGGCATCTGGAAGACAGATTGCGAAATAAGGTTTTGTTTAATTTCTGTTGCATTAATGTGCTTCTCTTTGTTGTATCCTAATACTCTATCACCTACATGCAAAAGGTAATAATGGTGACTATTATCTTCGTCCAGTGTTATATGTATCTCAAATTTGACTCCAGAAAACCGATCGGTTAATTGTAAAGTATAACACATTCCTAGTAAAATGCAATACTCACAGTACTCATTTTCGTGTATTAATTCCCACGGATCTGGCCACGTTTCCTTGCTGTAAGGGTCTGTGTGTATGCTAACCTGTGGAAACTGGTTATAATAATCTATTACATCTTGTAGTGGGTCACTAGAGACTTCTAATGACTTCCTGAAGTTCGACCATTCTAAGAGTCTTCCCTCATATTCAGTTTGTTTCATCTGTCCAACATTAATTATTAACGTTTTTGTTTAACACGAAACTTAATTGTACCAGTGTCTGCTGATGTTGAATTAAGTATCATGATTTCGATAGTTTCTTTTGTTGTATCCGAGTCAAGGTCTATATAGTTTGCTGAAAGTGATAAGTTCGTTTGATAAGAAGCATCACCTACATAATCGTAATCGTCTCTAACTAATATGTTTTCATTTACTGAATCTAAAGTAATATTTAATATACCATTTCGGTAAGCCGCAACTGCGGTGCTGTTATAAACATACTCAATTGTATATGATACATCTTTGTCACCTGGTAGTTTAAAGAAACGTAGTGCAGGGTCTTGTGTAACTACTGCTAACTGGTCTTGGAAGTTTAGTTCGCTGTTACATGTACCGTCAATAATTGGAGTAAACTTACGATTTGTATATGTAGAATTATACGATAATAGTTCAAAACGTTTAAAGTAATCGGATATACTATCGTTACCAACACTAGTGTACTTAATAACTGGGTATGCACTTGCGGCTTCTGTGCCGTTTACGTTGCCTACATTATTAAATCTGTTGTTATTGCTTTGATTGTGTGTTCCGTGTTCAACCCATATTGCTTCTCGTGCAATTTCTTCAAAAGTACAATGACTAATATGATTCTTGCTTGGGCCAGTTAATTGGTTCGGTGCTCCAAGTACAGTGCCTTGTCCAAGTACAAATCCATATAAGTTTGTATCAAATACACAATTAGTAAACATATTATCAGTGATATCGTCATTTGAAAAGACTGGATAACTCCACTTAGTAAAGGTACAGTTTTCAAACTTATTGTTACTAACAGTTACAGTTGTAGATAAACTAATTGCATTAATAGCCAGTTGACCTGCTATTGCCTGATCACCAACGCTCCACGGACCGTAAAATTTAATATCTCTAAACGTACTATCTTTAGTACTTTGTAATTCTATTGCTGTATTAGCAGTAGTCTGCTTAATTGTCATGCCTTGCATTAAAATGCTTCTTGACTGGTTTGATGTTGCAGTTGTTGATTCAAGCGCCGGTGCACCTGGAGTAGACAAACTGTTAACCATTTTAAATGCTGTGTTAGTACTAGCATTAATTACAGTCTTATCCATGCCTGCACCAACAATTGAAGTGTAAGGAGGTACAAAAATTATATTACTAATTGTGTACTCACCAGCATCAAGGTGCAGTGTTACTCTGCTTGAACTATTAGCTTTAGTTGCACTGTTTAGGAATAGTTGATCAACTGCTCTTTGCAATGCAACAGTAACGTCACTTCCGTCGTTTAACACACCAAAGTCTTGCGCATTTACTACGTTGTCTAGTTTTGCTTGCAGTGTACGTTTAATAGGAGTAGTTGCGGATGCACCAGTTTGTAGTGCAGTATCCTTATAGGTATACGTGTTTGCAAATGTAAAAATGTTATCGTGCTCAGTAAGTATCTTACTATTGCCAACTGCTGGCGAGCCTTCCGATACACTACCGTTACCGATATACATCTCTTGGGTGTCAACTGCCCAGCCAATCTCTCCACTTGCTAATTGTGGGAGGCCTGAACCAGCGTTTTTCTGCCCTCTACGTACTTGAATCCTGGATATTTGAACAACAGCCACTATGTTTCTCCTAATTTATTATTAGTATTTATCGGAAGTGCCATCATCAATTGCCTTCAATGTCTCTGAGTATCTTTCGATTCTCATTGTCGACATCGAGCTTTGCCATTTTCCAACAGTGGTTTAGACATATTAATATGCAAGGTAGTATAATCAAAACACCAACCACAGTAAAGAATCCACGTTCATAAAATGTATCTGTATACTTGCCTAGTTCAAGTGTTGCAAGTACATAGACAAACACACCAATTGGCGGTGCTAACTGACCCAAAAACTTTTTCCAAACTCTTGTATTACTCATACTATTATTCCTTGAGCTCACTGTAATATTGATGTACACGTTCGTACCATTCGTTCTTCCACTCATTGTATTCATGTGGCCAAAGATCAAACTGTTGATATGTTTCGCCGCCTAGTGCCATGCCATCGTCACCGCGACTACACATAAAAATATGTCCTTGGCGAATGTTTGTACCAAAGTTTTCGTTGTGTGCTTCTGCGTATGCAACCATTTGTAAGTAGTAATCTTGTACCCACTCTAGTTTCTTAGGCTTGTTAGTTTGCTTAAAGTCCATAATACAAGGTTCGCCCTTGTATTGTCCTACTAAGTCACACATACCTGCATACAACTTTGGTACGTAAAGTGCTACTTCACTACCCCAAATCTCATCAACGTTTACCATAGCTGTGTCACGTATAACTTCAGCCATACGATGCGCTTTGATAGCAAACGGATTGCTTCCTGGAGTCGGTAACTCGCCGTAGTCAACATAGTCTTCTAGATACTTGTGCATCCGTGTGCCTACACCACTTGCTTCAGTTACAATTTCTTGTGCTTTCTTTTCACCAACACGTCTCTTCCAAGCTATAAGGTGTGACATATCTTTAGTTGCACTAAGGATTGTTGTTACACTAGCAACAGCACCGCCATCGGGTGTCATGTACTTACGCTTGCCTGTTACTGCATCAGTCTTACGAGATATCTTTTGGTAATCAAACTTACCTTCCATTATTAAACTAGCCATTATACTGCTCCGTCATCTTTGTCTGTAGCAATCATGTCAGTAGGTTGATAATCCTGACTGTCATGATAATCCTGGCTTGGTTCAAATCTACTGTAGTCATTCATATCAAAGTCGTTGTAGTATGGCTGGACATTACTAACTCCGTCTTCTGCATCTACAGTTGTTACTTCTGGAACATAATGTTTAATCATTTGCTCTACACCTTGTCTAAGGGTAGCAGTACTACCAGCACAACCGGAGCATGCGCCGCCTAGTTCTAATAGTAAGTGTCCGTCTGTATATGATGTGAATTCAATAGTACCGCCGTGACCGGCGACCGCAGGTTTAACTTGCTCTTCAATTAATTCTTTGATTTGTGTGATGATATCATCATCTGTTCTAGCCATATATTGTCGCTCCTAATTAGTTATTAGTATAACAGAGAATTAGGAGCGTGTCAAGTTTTTATATGCCAGTATTTGCAGTAGTTGCTGATTTAGCCATGTTAGCTACTGTGTTATCGCCTTTAGCATCTGCTGTAGGTGCATCGTTGCCGCTGCCAAACTCAATGTGATCTTTGTCAAAGTTTGCAATCAATGAGGCAAGACCTTCGTCTGCATCATAGGCTGCTTTGAATACTTCGTAGTTAAATTGTACTTGGAGGGCATTCTGCATTATCAAATCTAGCTCATCGAACGTATAATCTTTACGTTCGTTGTTCGATAATACTTTAAGAACTTTGTAGAGTTTGTCTGTACTTACAGACTCAGTTACTTCTTTTTTTTAGACAGTACTTGCCCAAGTTTACGTGAACGCTCAATTGACTCACGTTGTGGTCGACCTGCAGGCTCTTCGCCTCCAGCTGCCGGAGCACTTGCGCCCATGCCATCGTCCATGTCTGCCATTGCATCACCGTCATCCATGTCGTCAGTTGGTTCCATTGCTGGCTCTTCCATATCCATGTCTGGCTCTTCTGCGCCCATAGTATCTACTGGCTCGCCTTCGCCTGTTAGCATGCCTACGCCGCCTGTTAGTGCAATACGTGTCACTTCCATCTCAGCATATAATGCATCAAGAGCTGGCTTAATTGAAGCTGTAAATGCTTCTGCTGTCTCTGATCCCATTTCGTCTCTAATAGCGTCGGCTAGTTCTAACATAGACTCTGACTGCATTTCTGCTGTGTCTTCCATCCAACCTGTTAGCTTGTCTACCATATCCTTTGAAGCCATTACTAACTGTGCTTTGTCTTCTTCGCCTTCAGTTACTATTGTTTCAGCAAGATCTTCTGCTGTTGGGATGCCTTTTTCGTCAGCACGTTCAATGATAGCTTGGTTCAAAACGTCTAGGAACAGTTTTGACTTCTGATAGCTTTCAGTGTGTACTGCGTTGAAACTTTCATTAGTTTCAATATCTCGTACTTGTGAACGCAACTTGTTACGTGCATCTTCTAGCTGTTCAAAGTTGAACTTCTCTAAGTCAAGGTTAGTTCCAAATTTCTGAGCAAGACTTTCGTTTAGTGTTGCTGATGTTATCTTCTTTGATATTTCTCTAATGTTCATTTTTCAATTTTCCTAGTATTGCTATTAGTTTGTTACTATTATTTATCATTTAACAGTATATATAGTTATCCAAAAGGGAACATGCTTGCTCCGTTCTCGAGAGTGCAACATCTAATCTAATAGATAACACATCTTTTCTAAAATCATCGTTACTCTTTTCATAACTGTTTTTAAAGTATACTGAGTCCATATAGTTCTTTTCTATAACTTTATCAATCTTTAAAATATCGTCTGAAGCATCTTGTTTATTGTCTACTACATTCTTAGCTAATGCAATTGCACTTGCTTTACTAAATGTGTGCCCAGCTTGTTTGTTAAGCTCGGTGTTATATACCAAGTAGCCGTGTTTGCTTTTACGGATTACCATTTTGCCTATGCGAATGCTATTCCCTTTAACATATGGAAAAGGAAAATCTTCGAAGCTTTTGTTAATAATAGCTTCTAGCTCATTTATTAGTAATTTGTTGTCCATTTTGTGTTACCAGAGTATACCCATTGTTGTGTACTTTACTTACTAAACTCTTGCGTATGAGATTGTTCATTATGGTTTGATCTCGCTCGTCAAAACTCTCTAAAGGCATTGCTCCTTTAATAGAATTATAAAGCTTCTTCTCCTCATTACTCATTGCAATTGTAAACTCTGATATCAGATCATTGATTTTCATGAACTTTGGTTCCCTATTGTGCCGTTTGGTCCGCCGCCGCTATCGCCCTGGAGACCTTTTACAATAGTATCAATATCTGCTTTTTTGTATGTTAATTTCTCTGGCTCTTCAGGAGCCTTAGATGCGTCTGGATTAATAAGAGTTACTTCATCACCTTGCACATCATCAATTTCAAATTCTGCTTCTTGACCGCCTTTTGTTGGCATTGGGATAGAAGATCCCTTTTTAACTAACTGTTTGTTAAGTGTGTCATTTGCTTTGTTAGCTACTTTAGAAGCTACGCTAGAACCTACTGCGGCAAGTTTTTTGCCTACTGTACTTCCTGCAACTGCTTTAACTGCTGACTTGCCAACGTTGGCCGCCCCTCTAGCTACTGCTCCTGCAATGGCTGGAAGAACTTCGTCTGTACGGTTTTCAACTTTTTCAATTTTGAATTCACTGTATCTCATATCTTCTTCCTTCCTTTTGCAAATCTTCTCTTCGGACGTTTATTAATACGTGACAAACGTTTCGAAGCTGAATTTGTTCTTTTGGTCTTTGCTGTAGCAATTTTAATCTTACTACCTTTTGATCGTTTTGTTTTCTTTAGTGTTACTCGAGCTTTTTGATTAATAGGAGCATTACATGTAGCCGCTTTGGCAACAATACGTCCTTTACGTTGCCCACTAGTACAACGGAACTTACGAACTTGTTTGCTTCCGCTTCTACTCCAAATAGGAGTTGCGCCTTCAACTGTTAACGGTTCCCAGTCGGTACTTATAAGCTCTCGCAAGTTCATCTGCGTCTACTGCTCTTGTTCATTGCTTGTACTCTGCGACTAGCTGGATTCTGCCTCTTAGTACGTTTTGCTTTACGGATCATTCGCTTGCCTAATCTAGCTTTAGTCTTTTTAAGTGTAAGTCTAGCTTTCATATTAGGTGCGGCAAAACATGATGCTGGAGTTGCTACAATCCTGCCATGTCGTTTGCCACCTGAACATCGATACTTACGGACTACCTTTTTTCCATTACGGGCCCATACTTGTTTCTCTCCAATAAGCTCGTCATTGGATTCAATAGGTGGTGTTGATGTGTATAACTCTCTTAATAACATACAACTATTTAGCGTTTTAGTTAAATTGAATTAATATTACGACTATAGTTGAAAGCAAGCCAGCTACGATAGTGCCTGCTGTTCCTATTAGTACTTTCATCATCGCTTTGTTGCCATGGATGATATCTGTGTGGATGTGCTCTACCTTGGTCTCGATCTTCAACATACGGCCGTCGAGTGCGTTATACCGTTGTTCGCACAAATCAACGTGTGCTTCGAGATTTTTCTTTTCTAAGGCAGTTGCCATTATGTCTTTTCCTTTGTTTAACGTTACCCGGAGCCTAGATATAAGATGTAATAGAGATGTTGTGTTTGCCTGTTCTAATTAATATTTATACAACTAGAATATGGTATTATCTACTACTTTAAAGATTATGTTCTTATACAACGGATCGTTGGTTCTAAATACACTAGTGTCTACAAGTTCAGTTTCGCTAAGTCCATAAATAATCGGAACTAAGTTTAAATCGTCTGCTAATATTTCAACGTTATCAGTTGCCTGACTGTTGAATAGCAATTGAATACTCCATACATTATGGTTGCCTGTGAACGCACTACCAAACTTTCCAGTAACATCAACCTCTTGCCTAGACACTTCAGTAACAAGCTCGTAGTTACTGCGCAATCCTATTGTTTGCATGAGTGTCATGTAGTTTTGTTGTTGACTGTAAAGTAGTTTATCACTACCTTTACGGGCGTTAGTTTCAGTTATATCTATTAATGTATGTATTACAATTTGCATATAGATATTTATTAGTCATAAAAAAAGACCCACTGTAAAGTGAGTCTTTAGTGTGACCGTAGTCACGATACCTAAGGTAGGTTCTTTTATTTGAAGGTTAGCTGATCTGCTACTTCAACAATTGTATCTGTACCGACACCAGCTAATGCTTCTACTGCTACTGCAATAGATGCCGGTGAATGGTTGTTATGATCAAATACTAATGCCATAATTCCTGCTGTACCTGTTGCAGTGAATGATGCAACTGCACCAGTTCCGCCGACAATAAGTTCTACAATTTGGTTAGCTTCGCCTGCGGCATCGCCGTCTGCGGCTCTAAGGTCAACTGCTGTATTATTTCCGTCGCTTGTTGAACGAACAGTTAGTTTATAAAAAGCTATGTCCATTCCGTGTGTTCTTACAGATCCAGTTACGTAGTTACCGAACCCGTTTGTTTTTGTTAATCCTGCCATGTCAAATGACTCCTTTAAAAAAAAAGGGTAACAAATAAATGTTACCCCTTTGTTGTGCTATAAACTAATTTTTAATCTACAAATGTAGCAACTAGTGTTGCTGTGATACCAGTTGAACCTGTACCAAAGTTAGACGCCATTGTTGCTACGCCTGTACCTTGAATTGCAACTTGTACTGCATCAGTTGTTCCGCCTGTGAAAACACCCGATTCAGTTAATACACTAATACCAGCAATGGTATGTGCATCGTTTGTTCCTGCAACATCAGTATGTGATAGATACTGTATAGCCGCATCAAGTTCTGCTTGTGTCATGTTTGACTTTGCTAAGTTAATAATACGTGTCTGCGGGCCTAAACCGTTTCCTGCAAATACATCATAATTAGTTCCAAATCCTATTCCTGCCATTTTATTTCTCCTATAATCTTAAATGGACATACTCATTACTCTATGAGTTTGTTATAAGTATTTAGCCAATTGCATAAAAACACCGACTTATCGGGTCTTTTTGGCTCTCTGCTGTAATACTCGTAAATGTTGCACATATGTAGGTCCAGCTTGTACTATATCGTCTATCATTTTAATAACAGGCAAGTACGCTTGTACCATAGTGTTTGGTATTGATCTACCTTGTGAAGCTAATTCTAAAAACTTACGTGCTTGTGCTAAGTTTTGTGTACCTACTAGGTATCTGTATAAACTAGCATCCTTTGCACTCATACCCAAGTCAGGCTTACTAACTGTAGGTTCATTGTCTACAACTGCTGACGTTTCTAAGTTGTTGTCGGCAGCTAGTTTACTAAACTCGTCTATTAAATCACTAGTACGTAGTTTTGCTCTTGCCGCAATAAGCAATCTAGTAACTATCTTTTTCTTCTCTTGCATACTGGTGCTACTGTATTTTGCAAGTGCTCTTCTTATTGCTTTGTAGTCGCTGTTCGTTATGTTAAGATCAGCTTCTAGTTTAATTAGAAGTGTCATTACTCTATTAGGAACTGTGTTGTTACCGACGCTGTTTAAATATGCATCTAATACTTTGGTATTAATCTTAGTAGATGCTCTTGCACGTTTTGCCGCGTCTGGATCTTTAAGTTTCTCTTGTGCTGAATCAGGTCCTACAATAAAATAGATAAAGTTATGTAAGTCAGTACCGGTAACACTAAAGTTTAAATAATTACCTTGTGACTTCTTAGCATAACGTGCGGCCTGACTTGCATATGTTGGGTACTGGCGCATTACTTCAAGCATTAACACTGTAAGGTACATACGTTCAGTACAGTCAGTATATGTTAACGTCTTAATATTGCCGCCAACGCTAGTCATTCTTGCTTCTGCTATCTCTTTAACAAAGTCCATCATCTTACTTCTGCTCTATTTGCCGCACTAAACGTTGCTCTTGATGTAAACTTCATATCGCCTTTGGGGTGAGCTAGTACATAGCCCTCACCGCCTGGTTGGCCGTTAATGCTTTGTTTAACTTCGCCACCTTGGCTATCAAATTTATTAATAATATCGTCCTTGGTAGTCATAACTGCTGATACTACAGTCCACATTGATGTGAACGCAACCTTGTGTTGACCAATATATTGTAACACTTTCACTTTCATCTTATCCGAAACTTGTTTTCTGTTCTCTAACCAAGTTGCGAAGTCTCCACCTAGATCAATTAGTCCTGAGTCTACCTTGCTATTCATATATGTATATAGTAATTCAGGAAACCCTTTCATTTGCTGTGTGGCTAGTGTGTTCGCATTTAATAGTTCATCTACACCTGCGGCATTGTTTTTAATTACTTGAGTAAGTTTGTCAATTGACGCTGTGTCAACATCAACAGGTGCTACTGTAGTTACACTAGGTACTACTAATAAATCCTTTTGATTATTAAACAAGTCAATGCTATTAAACGGACTTTCGTTGCCATCTGCATCTACTTCTCTATGTATTACAATACCGGATGTACTTGCGCCTATACGCTTACCTAAGTTACTGTCTACATCTACTGCATACTCAACAATCTGTGGCTTGAACAAATAGTTCTTTTCTTTAATTACTGGTGTTGACTTATATAATAGATCGCCTTTGAAGAACCCTCTATAATCTGCTGGCGTTGCGTTTTCGTATACAGTAAACAGTCCTGATAACTCAGCGGCAAATGCTATGCGCTTTGGATCTTCGCGGTACTTGCCGCCACTGCGACTAAGCATAATATCTTGTAGTTGTTCTGCACTCTTTGCTTTACCATCTGTTTTGACTGCCATGAATCCTGACTTGTCTGTGAATATAAACTCGCCTGCATCGTCGCGACCAAACACCATTGCAGGACTTCCGTCCCATTTAAGTGTTACTGTTTTATGGTCGTCTCCTGCCATACTGCGAAGTGCTTCAACTGCTCGCATTGCTCCTTTAGAGCCTTCCCAAAATACTAAATCTTCTGCATGTTGGATACGTGCTTGCATTTCTTTAAGAGGTTGCTTTACTGGTTGTTTAAATTCAACAAATCTCATCTGCTCATCCTGTGTGCCATATCAATAATTTCGTTGCTACTCTCAGGCACTTCTTTACCTGCCTTAGCCATTGATTCTTTCCACGGAGCAATTAGCTCTGCGTAGTTTGGATCTTTCTTTAAATATGCAAGCATACTTTCAACCGTGTGCGTGTCAGCTTCTTTGGCACCCTTGCCTAACAATAGTTCCGGAATACCTTTACTCCAGTCATTAGTAACTACTTGGTCACCATTGTTAGGATCAACAACACCTAACACAGGACTAAACTTGTAACCTCGACCTCTTGCTAAACTTGACAACAATATTGCTCTGTCCATTCCACCAAACTGTTCTGTTCCTCCACGCTTGGCTCCGCGTTGGAAGTCAGGAGTAAGTGAAAACATAAAGTCTGTTTGAACAAAGCCGTTCTTAGCATCGCCTTTGATAGGTGTGCGAAAGTGTACTTGGGCTCCGGCTAGCTGAATCCAACCATCCTGCTTAGTACGCCCCTTGTTCATAATATCTGCATCAGCAATGCCTTGCTTCTTACACCACGCTGTAAGTGTAGCAATTAATTCTTGCTTGCTTACTTTGTTTTCGTCTGTGTTTAGATCCAAGTCACCTGAGCTATTCTTTTCAACTGACCCATCTGCATGTTGTTTTTTACCAGTAGTACCTAACCAATCTTGTTCGTCAAACACTAAGCCTGTAATCTTTTCAATAAACTGAATAGTAGGATGTACGTCTGCTGTAGCAATACGCTGAACCATTAGTTTTTTGTCTGGTTCAGTTTTAAATATGTTGCCGCCTTCTTTTAATACTTGCCCTGTAGACACTGCGCTTTCGTAAAAGCCTCTATCATTTCTGTTTGCTTGGTTGTATTGTACTACACCACGCTTGGCATCTAACGGAATTTGCTTCTTATCATTCGGTAACCAAGCACCCTTTGTTTGATCCCAGGTATACATAACGCCGGCGTTATCTTTATACTGTGCCGAGCTTGGAATCTTGCTAGGATTTATCTTATCTGATTTAAATCGTGCTTTCTTCTTTGGCGCACTTTTTGTCTTAACAGCTGATGCAGTTGATGCAGGACCTTTGCGTCCGGATTGCGTTTGTGCTTTATTAATTTGTTGCTGTGCAAATGTTCCGCGCATCCAGTCATCGGCTTTCTTAACCCAACTGTCGCCCTTTTTACTTTTGCCTGCTTCTAACAGATCATCTATTTTCATCTTTTACTCTCAATAATTTTATTAATTACTCTTTTAAACTTCTTAGGATCGCCTGTCCTAATTGAATTGAGGAAACGTCTCTCAAGTTCACTAGCTGTAGCATCATCATACTGTTCATTAATTCTGTTTAATAGATTAATTGCACTCTCAATGATGTTGTTTGCAGACGACTCTATTAAATGGTCGTTACTCTTGGCCATTGATAAGTTATTAAGTTCTTCCAAAATACTTCGTGTTCGTTTTTTCATTGTTGTACTCCGATATAGTATTTAGCAAGCATATAAATACTAATGTAATTATAGAAGAGGTATGTTATGAGCATTGAGTTATTAAGTTTCCAAAAACGGGCCCTTTTGTTTGCAACACTTTCAAGCATAGCATATAATAGCATGAAAGAAGCAAAAAGTCAAGCAAAAGGCTTAGGATTTACAACTGTTAAGTTTTATGAAAAGGACGGAGCGCAAGCATATCTTTTCCAAAATAAAACAGACTTGGTAATTGCGTGTCGCGGCACACAACCTACTGAATGGAACGACATTAGCGCAGATTTAAAAGCTGTGCCTGTAGTAGCAGAGACAGTATCAAGAGTACATCAAGGATTCAAAGCAGAAGTAGATGAGCTTTGGCCAATGATAATGGCAGACTTAATGTCAAAGAAGCCTAAACAAAAACTTTGGTTTTGTGGACATAGCCTTGGTGCTGGTATGGCAACTATTATGGCAAGTCGTTGTATGTACAATACTAAAGTACCTAATCCTGAAGAACTTTACACATATGGTTCACCGCGTGTAGGTTGGAAAGGTTATGTTGTACATTTAGGTGTAGTACATCATCGTTGGAAGAACAATAATGATATTGTTACTACTGTTCCTTTTGCTCTAATGGGATATAACCATCACGGCACTCAGCACTACTTAAACTCATATGGACAGTATCGAGCACCTACTGGATGGCAAATGGTTAAAGATAGAATGCGCGGCATGTGGACTAGTATTAAATTAGGTAAGGTGGATAGCTTTAGTGATCATTCAATAGATGAATATATTAAGCACATATCTAAACTCTAATCAAAATGTCCGCCCAGTACTACAACAAACTCTAACTCGTCTTCTTCTATTTCAGTTTGCCAGCATTTACGATTGTTCCACGCTTCTTCAAACCCTTCTAGGTGTAGATAGAATTCGTTGTTGCCCCACATACGTTTAAAATAAGAATCAT